AGCTTGCGCGTTGTTCGTCAGTACGACATCAACAACGACCGTATGCCTTGCCGTATTGACGTACTGTATGGCTTCAGCACAATTCGTCCACAGATGGCCTGCCGCATCTGGGGTTGATCAGAAACTCTTTTAAAGGAAAATTATCATGGCATTACCTAATTCTGGCGGTGGATACCAAGTCGGTGACGGCAACCTGAACGAAATTGACTTGTATGCAACAGCGGCTCCACAGACCGCAACCGCAACCGCAACCCTGACCGTTGCACAAATTACGGGCAACTTGTTGGTGGGTAACCCCTCCACAACCGCTGCTACGTACACTTTGCCAACGGCAACCGCAATTGATGCGGTCGTAACTAACGCAAAAATTGGCAGCACGTTCAATTTGACTGTTATTAACCTTGGCACTTCCACCGGCCTCATCACGATGGCTGTTGGAACTGGCATCACTGCGGTTGGCAACTTGGTTGTTGCTATTACTGGCAGCGCGGCAGGTGTTGGTGGCGCAGCGCAGTTCATGTTCCGCAAAACAGGCGACGCTGCATACACTTTGTATCGTATTGCTTAAACCTAAATGGGGGCTTCGGCCCCTATTTTTTAAAGGATTAAAAAATGGGTAATACCAAATCAATTGGCGTTGCGTACAGCGACCAAGACATTGACGGCGGCACCATTGGTGCTGTTACTCCAGCAACCGTGGTTGGCACAACCGTGTATGCCACCACTGAAATTGGCTATTCCGCAGCAGCACAAGGTGCTGTGACGCAGTTAACAGACAAGTCTACAGGGGTAACTCTGAACAAGTCTGCTGGCCGTATCACAATGAACAATGCAGCATTGGCAGGCAGTACTGCTGTATCGTTTATTTTGACCAACAGCATGATCTCCATCAATGACACAATCATTGTGTGCGTTTCTAGTAATACTACTGGTAGCGCGGCTGGGGCTTACACCACTTACGTTTCGTATTTGGCTGCTGGCTCTGCTTTGATCACGTTGCGAAATTTGACTACTGCCACTTCATACTCTGAAGCTGTCATCATCAACTTTTCCATCATCCACGGCGCAAGCTAAACCAAATAGGGGGCTAATCACCCCCTTCTTCATATGCAAATTTATCTTCAGCACGAAATTCACGGTCGAAAAATAGCTTACATGGAAATGGAAGCCGAAGAAGATGAAAAAAATGGCTGGGTGCGATATACTTTAGACACGCCTGTTGAGGCGGCTCCTATCGTCAACGAACTGGAAGTTAAACGTCGTCGTAGCCGACCCACAGAGGTGGTCGAACAAGGAGCATAAACATGGCCATCTACACTGCTGGCGATCAAATCAATAGAGCATTACGATTGCTTGGCGTGTTGGCGGAAGGTGAGACAACTTCTGCGTCCGTGTCTCAAGATTCGCTGATGGCGCTGAATCAAATGATTGATTCATGGAACACCGAGCGCCTAGCTGTTTTTAGCACTCAAGATCAGACGTTTACTTGGCCTGCGGGTCAAATTACGCGCACTCTTGGCCCGTCAGGTAACTTTATAGGCGACCGGCCTGTATTGCTGGATGACGCCACCTATTACCGTGATGCTGGCACCAACGTGTCTTACGGCATCAAATTTATCAATCAACAGCAATATGATGGTATTGCTGTTAAAACTGTGACATCAACGTACCCACAGGTCATTTTTGTTAACATGACCTACCCTAACGTTACGATGACCATTTACCCCCAACCCACGCGGGACTTGGAGTGGCACTTTATTTCGGTTGAGGAATTGACTCAGCCCGCTACTTTGGTAACCAATATTTTGTTTCCACCAGGCTATTTGCGGGCGTTCACATACAACTTGGCAATGGAAATTGCACCTGAGTTTGGCGTGGAGCCGAGCCCACAAGTGCAACGTATTGCAATTACCAGCAAGCGCAATTTGAAGCGCATCAACAATCCTGACGACATCATGTCCATGCCTTACGCCATTGTGGCCTCACGTCAGCGGTTCAACATTTTTGCTGGTAACTACTAATGCAAACGCCGATTCTTGGGGCAAGCTATGTTGCTCGCAGCATCAACGCTGCCAACAATCGCATGGTGAATCTGTACCCCGAGCCCACGCCAGACGGCGGTCAGACGGCGGCTTTTCTGACGCGGTGCCCTGGGCTTCAGTTTTTGCAAACAATTGGCACAGGCCCGATCCGAGCCCTTTGGGCGCATCAAACCAATGGCACTGACTTTTATGTTGTGTCAGGCTTGGAAGTCTATAAAGTCACTGGGCTTACCAATGTGCCTACGTTGCTTGGCAATGTGACTGGCACTGGCCCCGTGTCTATCGCTGACAACGGCACCCAAATCTTTTTTGCTTGCAATCCTGACAGCTACATTTATAACGAAGTCACCAATGTTTTCCAACAGATTACTGACCCAGACTTTCCTGGGGCGGTAACTGTAGGGTACTTGGACGGCTATTTTGTGTTCAATGAACCTGACAGCCAAAAGGTGTGGGTAACGTCTTTGTTGGATGGTTTGTCAGTCGATCCGCTTGATTTTGCTAGCACTGAAGGCTCGCCTGACGGCTTGGTGGCCATTAACATAGATCACCGCGAAGCATGGATGTTTGGCACCGACTCAATTGAAGTTTGGTACGACGCCGGTTTGGCTGATTTTCCGCTTACCCGCATCCAAGGCGCGTTCAATGAAATTGGCTGTGTGGCTCCGTTCTCAGTGGCCAAGCTGGACAATGGGCTGTTTTGGCTAGGCACTGATGCCCGTGGCCAAGGTATTGTCTACCGAGCCAACGGCTACACTGGCCAGCGCATATCTACCCACGCCATTGAGTATGCAATTGCTCAATACGGCAACATTTCAGACGCGGTGGCTTATACCTATCAGCAAGAAGGCCATGCTTTTTATGTGCTGACTTTTCCTACCGGCAACGCCACATGGGTGTTTGATGTGGCCACCCAAGCCTGGCATGAGCGAGCTGGCTGGGACAACGGCGAATTTATTCGCCACCGGTCCAACTGCCAATGTAATTTTGGTGGCAACACCATTGTGGGTGACTTTGAAAATGGCAACATTTACAAGATGACATTGGATGTTTACGCCGACTATGATCAACCTCAAAAATGGTTGCGTTCATGGCGAGCCCTGCCTAGCGGTCAAAACAACCTCAAACGTACCGCGCACCACAGTTTGCAATTAAATTGCGAGTCAGGTACGGGTTTGGCCACCGGCCAAGGCAGTGATCCGCAAGTCATGTTGCGTTGGTCAGACGATGGTGGCCACACATGGAGCAGCGAACACTGGTCACCAATGGGCAAGATCGGAGCGCATTATCAGCGCGTCTTTTGGCGGCGGTTGGGTATGACGCTCAAGCTGCGAGACAGGGTTTACGAAGCGTCTGGGACTGATCCAGTGAAAGTGGCCATCATGGGCGCTGAATTGATTCTGAGCCCGACCAATGCCTGAACAACTTAATATAACGAATCTACCTTCGTCGCGGGTCGAGTTTATCGACCCCCGCACGGGGTTGATGTCGCGTGAGTGGTATCGCTTTTTTCTGAACTTGTTTACTTTGACGGGCGGCGGCAATAACCAAACGTCGTTGGATGACCTGCAACTTGCCCCTCCGTTTACGCCATCTACTGGCGGCGGCTCAGGCACGGTTACTTTGGTTGATGTGACCGGCGGCACAACAGGTTTGACTTTCAGCGGTGGCCCAGTCACTACCAGCGGCACTATGATTATGGCGGGCACGTTGGGCATTGCCAACGGCGGCACAGGTGCAACGGCTGCGGCAAGCGCGCCTTTTGCGCTTAAAGGTGCCAATACCGACATCACCTCAGTTACGTTGACCAGCGGCACAATCACAACCTTGCCGTCATCTAGCAACGATATTGTCAATAAGTCTTACGCGGACAGTATTGCTGCTGGCATCAATTTTCACGCCGCATGTAACTACGCAACCACGGCAGCTTTAGCGGCCAACACGTACAACAATGGCACTGGTGGTGTCGGCGCAACTTTGACGGCCAACGCCAACGGCGCGTTGGTTGTGGACAGTTATACGTTTGTGTCGCCAGGCGACCTTAACAAACGGGTGTTGGTAAAAGACGAAGTTGCGGGTGCCAACAACGGTGTCTACACAGTTACCCAAACTGGCGACGCGAGCAACCCTTACATTCTGACAAGGGCAACCGACTTTGATACGGCGGGTTCGGGTGTTGACCAAATTGACCAAGGCGACTTTTTTCTTGTCATATCGGGCACGGTCAACGCCAACACATCATGGGTGCAACAGACCCCGTTGCCAATCACTGTAGGCACCACTGCATTGGTGTTCATTGAATTTGCTGCGGTGCAAACTTACACGGCGGGTACAGGGTTATCCCTAATTACCAATCAGTTTTCAATTACAAACATTGGTACGGCGGGTACTTATGGGTCGGCATCGGCTGTTCCTGTTCTTACAACCAACGCCCAAGGACAAGTTACTAGCGTTACAAATACTGCCATTGCAATTGCAGGCAGCGCGGTCACCGGCAATATAACTGGCAATGCTGCCAATGTGACTGGCATTGTGGCAGTAGCCAACGGCGGCACGGGCACGGCCACACCGGCACTGGTTGCGGGCACAAACGTCACAATTAGCGGCACTTGGCCAAACCAAACAATCAACTCTAGCAACCCTGGCGGCACGGTCACTTCAGTGGCCGCAACCGTACCAGCGTTTTTGTCGGTCACTGGTTCGCCAATCACAAGCTCAGGCACCTTGGCCATTTCCTATTCAGGAACGGCTTTGCCTATCGCCAACGGCGGCACTGGCCAAACCACTTCTAGCGCAGCATTTAACGCCTTGTCACCCATCACCAGCACGGGCGACCTGATTATTGGAAACGGGACCAACAGCGCCACCAGGCTGGCCATTGGAGCAAATAACTACGTTTTGACTTCCAACGGGACCACGGCAACTTGGGCGGTGGCCAGCGGCAGCGGGGCGACAATCACCAACGACACTACCACGGCCACCAACGTCTATCCCACGTTTGCTGCGGCCACATCGGGTTCGTTGTCTACAATTTACACTAGCGACGCCAAGTTGTTGTACAAGCCATCTACGGGCGAATTCTTGTCCCAACAATTTAACGCGGGCAACGGAATTTACGTCAACAGCAAAACCGTGTCAACAAGTTACACTATAGCTACTGGAAATTCAGGCATGTCGGCTGGGCCGATCACCATTGCTAGCGGTCAGACCGTGACAATTGCGTCAGGTTCCCGCTGGGTTGTTTTGTAAAAGGTGCTTAAATGACTGTAACTGCCAAAAATCTAGTGCCAGCCAAGACCGTTGAGGCAACTCAAACGACGCAATATATTGCCAATGGCGTGACCACAATCATCGACAAATTCACTGCTACCAACTACAGTGGATCATCAGCCACCATCAGCGTTAACTTGATCACAGCGGCGGGCACCGCTAACGATAGCAACTTGATTGTCAAGAACAAATCCTTGGCCGCATCTGAAACGTATATTTTTCCTGAACTTGTCGGACAGATCTTGCCTTCAGGCGGGTTTATCTCGACAATCGCCGGAACGGCTAGCGCCATCAACATGCGCGTTAGCGGAAGGGAAGTTTCGTGAACGAGGTAATAGCATCAGATTTACTGCAAGGTAAAGTCCAAGCGTTGCAAGACGCTTTGATGGCGTTTGAGCCTTACCAACCTGAAACTGAACATGTGTTCCACGGCGGTATGTACTGCCGTAAAGTTTTTCGCCCTGCTGGCGTATTGGTGGTGGGTAAAGTCCACAAGAAAGAACATTTTTATTTGATTGTGTCCGGCACAGTGGCCATTACCACAGACGACGGGGTGCAACTTGTAACTGGGCCGCATTTGCTTTGCAGTAAACCTGGCACCAAACGCGCCGTGTATGCAGAGACAGACGCGCTATGTATGACGTTTCACAGAACTGAATCTACAGATGTAGAAGCAGCGGAAGAAGAACTTGTTGAAGATGAACCTAACAGTATGTATGGCATCGGCAACCAAGTAAAAGTTAAGGAGCTAACATGACTTTTTGGGTCGCAGGAGCTGTTGTAGTCAGCTCAGCTATAGGCGCAGACGCATCGCGGAGAGCTAGCAATACGCAAGCTGATGCGGCAAACCGCGCTGCGGACTTGCAATATAAGCAATACCAAGACACAGTAAAACGCCAAAAGCCTTTTTACGATGTGGGCGTCAATGCGTTGCCTGAATTAGTGCAGGCATCAAAATACACACCGTTTGGCATGGATCAATTTCAAGCTGATCCAGGGTATGCGTTCAGGTTAAGCGAAGGGCAAAAAGCCTTAGAACGATCTGCTGCCGCCCGTGGCGGTCTGCTGTCTGGCGGCACTGGCAAGGCGCTTCAACGGTTTGGCCAAGAAATGGGTAGCCAAGAGTACACCAACGCATTTAACCGTTACCAAGCCGAGCGTCAAGCACGTCTTGGCCCGTTGCAATCTTTGACTGGCATGGGTCAAACCACCGCGCAACAACTTGGCACCGCTGGCCAAAACATGGCAACAAATGTTGGTGATGCTATGGGCAGCGCGGCTGCGGCGCGGGCATCTGGCTATGTTGGTCAAGCAAATGCTTTGACGGGTGGTTTGAATACATATTTGAACTACCAACAAGGTCAAAACTATTTGGGCGCGTTAAGAGGCGGCGGTGGTTCTGATGTATCTGGCGCATGGAACCCCGCTACTGGAACATTTGGAAGATAAATCATGCCTATTGATCCTAGAATTTCTCTTGGTGTTCAACCAATTCAAGTAGCCGATCCAATCGCGCGGTATGGTCAACTTGCGACTATTCAAAACGCGCAGAATCAAAACGCGTTGGCGCAGTATCAATTGGGTACAGCAAAACGTGAAGAAGAAACGCTCAACGCGCTTAACGAAGCGTATGCAAAATCATACGATCCTGCTACAGGAAAAATAAATCGTAATACGCTCCGCGAGTCTTTGGCTAGAGGTGGTTTTGGATCTAAATTACCTGGAATTGAAAAAACGCTGATTGAGTTAGACAAAGAAGAGTTGTTGCGTCAAAAAACACAAGGTGAAGTTAGCGCGCAAACCGTAGACTTACTAGACAAAAAATTAAAACAATCACGGTCGTTTTTAGATACGCTTAACCCTGCCGACCCAAATGCGCCTGCGGAATATATTAGATGGCATGAAGCGAATCACGCAGACCCACTCATTGGCCCTGCACTAAAATCGCGAGGCGTAACTGTGGAACAATCACGCGCTCAAATTCAGGCTGCAATTGCTAAAGGCCCACAAGCCTTTGCTGATTTAATTAACGGCTCCAAACTTGGCACTGAAAAGTTTATGGAGTTGAACAAGCCAACTACGGCCACTATTGACCAAGGCGGTCAAACGCAAATGTTCCAAACACCTGGTCTTGGCGGTGCGCCTAAGTCAGTTGGCACTTTTGCTGATGTGCCGTTGCCTTCTAATGTGTTGGCGCAAAAGAAAGACATTGCTAGGGCTGGCGCGGCTAACGTTACTAACGTGCAAGAAAAAGCAGAAGCGCAAGATTACGGCAAACTTTTGGTTAAAGACTTTGAAGGTGTAAAAACGCAAGCAACAGTTGCCGCGCGTTCACTGCCTGCAATTGAAAGTAACCTTGCAACTCTAGATAAAGGTTTTGATACTGGATTTGGAACCGAAACAATAGCCGCAGGTGCCAAAGTGTTAGGCGCTCTTGGTGTTCAAAAAGCAGAAGACTTTGCTACTGACGCGCAGACATTCTTGGCCAGCGCCAACGCGGCGGTGTTGCAACGTCAGTTGGAACAAAAAGGCCCGCAAACCGAATCTGACGCGCAACGCATCACAGCCACTGGCGCTCAATTGGGTAACACCAAAGCTGCCAACCGTTTTGTTCTTAATGTGGCTAAGGCTCAACTTCAACGTGATATTGATCAACGTAAATTTTATTCCGACTGGCGCACCGCAAACAAAACGCTTGAAGGTGCTGAAGATGCTTGGTTTGCAGGCCCTGGCAGCAAGTCTTTGTTTGAAAGCCCCACGCTTAAAAAATATAGCGTCAATGCGGTAGATCAAATACCTGGGCAAAGTCGGGCAGCGCCTGCGGCTACAGGTAATTCAGTCACACTACCTGATGGCCGTGTCAAAACATTTCCTAACGCGGCAGCTGCCAATCAATTTAAGAAAGCTGCGGGGCTTTAATGGATTACGACGCACTTGCCAAACAATACGGCGGCGCAGATGCTGCGCCTGTTGTTGACTACGATGCGTTGGCCAAGCAATATGGTGGCGCGGATATGCCCGCACCAACTGGAATGCCTGGCCAACGTAAAGCGCCAAGCACATTAAAGCAGTTTGGTCGCTCTGCCGCGTCGTTGGCAGACGTAACAGTGGGCGGCGTCATTCCTGGCGCTGTGCAATACCTTGCGTATCCTTTTGCGCGTGTGGGCCGTTCACCCGAAGAAGCCCAAGCCGTTACGCAAGGGTTGGTCAGCGCGGTTGATAAACCTTTTGGCAAAGCCTTTGGCGTATATAACACGCCTGAGTACCAGCAAGAAGCTGGTCGTCAGATAATAGACTTTATTGGCCAAAACTTTCAAAAAGGTGCTAAGTGGATTTCTGAAAACACCGGCTTGCCACAAGCAGACGTTGAGAGTTACCTTGCAACCGCAACGCTGACCGCGCCAAAAGTGGTGCCGCCAGTTGTCAAAGCAGTTAAAGAAACAATTACGCCCGCTATCCAAAAAGCCAAAGTTGGCGTTCAAATGCCGTTTGAACCCACACTTCAAAAAGGGCGCGAGCGTCGGTCAGCAGAGTCCTACGCCAAGGCACCTCAGTTGGACGCGGCTGCTGAAGCTCAACGGTTAAAGATTGCCCTTAACCCAGCGGACATCGACCCTTCAGTTTCAACGCGGTTTTTATCCGCTGCGGCTGGGCCTCGCGGCCCTGAAGCGTTGGCCGCAGCTAACAAGCCCCGCGTTACTGAAATTGCAAAAAATGAATTGGGGCTTGACAACACAACATCGTTGACTAGCGACTCATACAAACAGGCGCGCGCCAATTTAGCCGCGCCTTACGACGAAGTGCGTAAGCTGCCAGCTATGGTGGCTGATGAGGGCGTTGTCAAAAACTTGAATGAGTTACGCAGAAACAACAAGCTGATCGGTGGCGAAGGCGTGGCCAAAAAAGTCAACAAGTTAGTCGACAACGCCGTAGACCAAACGCAAGCTGGATTGACCGGCGCTGAGTTGCTTGACAACGTGCGAAACCTTCGTTCAGACGCCAAGAAGATCTACAACAATCAAAACGCCACACCCAAACAAATCGCTGTTGCTGACGCCAACTTGGCCATTGCCAATCAGTTGGAGTCAATGATTGAGTCCAACATTTCCAACCCTAAGCTGTTAGATCAGTTCCGTGACGCACGTCAAAAGATGGCACGTACATACGTGTACGAAGGCGCAACTGACTTCAACACAGGTATGGTGGACGTATCTAAGTTGGCACGTATCACAGCCAAAGACAACGCGCTGACCGGCGACATTGCGTCGCTGGGTAAGATTGCCGGCAACTTTCCTGACGTGTTCACAACCGCAGCAGCGTCTAAGTTTTACGATCTACCGCGTCTTACGCGGTCGGGCGTTGCTGGCGGTACTGGCGCGTTAATTGGTTCACAGTTTGGTTTGACTGGTTCAATCATTGGCGGCTTAGTTGGTAGCGGCGTAGGTGAATTTGGAGGTGCGTTGGCCTCTAGACGTATGTCGTCGCCTGGTTACCAAGCTGGTTTGAAATTGCAAGACTTCCGCATTCCCACCAACCAACTTGCCGCAGCCTCTGCACCTATTCCGCAAAATCAAGCTGTCGTGCCGTTTGACCCACGCAATGCGTTGGTGCAACCAACCGACATTGTGGGTTACACCCAAGACGGCTCACCAATTACCGCCGCGCAGGCGTTCAGCCGCCCCAACTTCACCATGCCCCGCCCAGGGCCTGAAGTCAGAGCGGGCGTACAACCTACGCCACCTCAATTGGCAGCACCTAGCCCTGAAGGTACTTTTAACACCTTGCGGGCTGAGGATGCGCGCCGTGCAGGCGTGTCTCGCGCTTTGGGTCAACAAGCAGAAGCCCAACAAGCCGCTGCGGAGGCCGCTGCTCGCAAGCCTGCCACCCGTGAAGTCATGCTTGACTTTGACCCCGTCACGGGCCGTATGCGTGAGGCCAGCCAAGGCGTCAAAGGCGCGACACCTGAGACATTCCGAAATCTGTCGTCGCTTGACGAAGCAGCCAAGAAAGTCACCGCCGGCAAACTGTTTGACCTAACAGCCGCTGAAAAAGTTGCGTGGGAAAAAGCCACTGTAGACATCAAAGACTTGGGCGCGGGGTACACCAAACTAAGTGACAAAGCCATCGCTCAAAAAATGATGGATCGTCAATGGGTTGCGGAAGCGTATACCAAGGCGCGTGAAAAAGCAGCAATGTTTGATGAGATTGCCCAACGCGCGGCCAATCAGCAAACCAAATTTGACGCGGGTGTCAAGCGCGATCAGATGCTCGACTTGCTCACCACGCTGGAAGATAATCTACGCAATCCTCGCCCAACGTCTAGTGGTGGCCAAGGCCCAAAAACCCGTGAAGCCATCCGCAACAAGTTGCTGGGTGGCGATAATCAAAACAACTTGAGGTAATCCAATGGCTGGCTTAACCCCCTCCCCCAAACAGCAGATCTTCGGATCGGATGGCTTGCCTCTTGTCGGCGGCAAAATCTACACTTACGCTGGCGGTACTTCAACGCCTATTGCTACCTATACCGACTTCGGTGCTGGTACGGCTAACACCAATCCAATCATCTTAGATTCGCTTGGCCAAGCCAACATTTGGTTGATCAACACCACCAGCTACAAGTTTATAGTCAGGGACGCCAATGACGTGTTGCTCTACACCGTAGACAACATCTCCATTCCTTTAGACTTCTCCGCGTTTGCAGCGCCTCCACCCATTGGCAACACCACACCCAACACCGGCGCGTTCACCACGCTGACGGCCAGCGGTGCCGTAGCGTTTGCCACAACCTTGGGCGTGACTGGCGCGGTTGTGTTGGGCAACACGCTAACTGTTGCTGGCCAACTGACTTTGAACAACACAGGTGCAGCCAAACTGAGCGCAGGCACTACCGCCCAGCGTCCCACGCCCGTCACTGGCATGGTGCGCTACAACTCTACAGACAACAAGTTTGAAGGCTATGGCGCAACAACCTGGGGTTCTTTAGGCGGCGGCGCAACAGGTGGCGGTGCTGACCAGGTATTTGTTGAGAACGGTCAAACCGTGACGGCAGACTATACTCTCAGCACTGGCTTTAACGCAATGTCCACTGGCCCGATCACCGTCAATAGCGGCATCACTGTCACCATTCCTAGCGGCGCTCGCTGGGTTGTTCTGTAAAGGAAATATATGTCATCAGTCGTTATATCAGGAGACACCAGCGGGGCTATTACAGTATTAGCGCCTGCGGTATCTGGCACGAATACTTTGACGCTTCAAGCTGGTACTGCCACAAATTCGATGAATACGTTGGCGACTGCTGTGGCATCCACCAGCGGCACTTCAATTGATTTCACAGGTTTGCCAAGTTGGGTTAAAAAAATTACTGTGATGTTTAGTGGGGTGAGTACAAATGGAACAAGCGCACTTTTAATTCAACTTGGATATCAGTCACCTGTCACTTCTACTGGGTATTCTTCTTTTGGCTCCCAATTAGCAGCAGCTAGTACAGCCGGTACGGCACAAACAACAGGTTTTGCAGTTACATATAGTACAACTGTTGCTGCAAATACACTTAATGGATTAGCAACAATTTGCACTTTAGGTAGCAATGTATGGGTTTTTAATAGTACGGCAAGTAATACTGACAGATTACAAGTTGGTGGTGGGTCTATTACTCTTGGTGGAACACTAGACCGCCTCCGCATCACCACAGTCAGCGGGGATACCTTTGACGCTGGCACTATTAACATTCTCTACGAGGGCTAATCATGTCGATACTTGCATTAACTACTAACACGCTGACAAGCCCAGCGGCTGCTGGCAATATTGAATACTCAAGCCCGATTTTTGCTGCTACACCTATCAGCACTGAGCGAGGCATTGTGCCGACTCAACAGTATTACAGAGTTAATACTGCGATTGCTGGCTCAAACGCTACTGGCGCACAAAGCATATTTGGTGTTGGCGTTACGCTGTCAGCAAGCACTGTTTATGAGTTTGAAATGGTAATGGTTTTATCAAAGACCGCAGGTACTACATCTCACACTATATCTATGGGGTTTGGTGGTACTGCAACAGTAAATAATATTGGGTATGTTTCTTTTAATAACGGCAACTCGGGTTCCGCCGTAAGTACTGGCGTTGTTTCGGGTTTTATCCTTACTGCTTCCGCTACTGTTGCATCACCAGCGATAACGGGGGCAAGCATAAATCAATATTTTGTACTTAAAGGCACAGTGTCAATCAACGCTGGCGGTACATTCATTCCGCAATACACGCTATCAGCCGCACCTGGTGGGGCTTACTCCACCAATATTGGTAGCTTTATCCGCATTGCACCAGTTAGTGCATCTGGTTCTAACACTTCAGTAGGAGCATGGGCATGAGCGTAATTATTGATGGATCAGCAAGCGTCACGATCAACTCAGGTGCGGTACTGGGGATCACCTCTGGTACTGCTGTAGCCTCTACTAGCGGTACAAGCATTGACTTTACAGGTATACCATCATGGGTGAAGCGTATTACTGTGATGTTAGTTGGTATTTCTACTAACGGCTCATCACTTTTAAGGTTTCAATTAGGCTCTGGCTCGCCAACAACATCAGGATATCTTGGAGCGCAAATAAGCATTACAGCGGGTCAGGCAACCGGTGGAAATAACTCAAGCAGTGGTTTTGATATACAAACTTATGGCCCTGCTGCAACGGCTGCTGCACTTTATTCGGGTTCTGTTGTTTTCACTTTGACAACTGGTAACACTTGGACAGGATCAGGAATAGTTGGACAGCAGGCAAATGCAACTGCTGGCGTAGTTGCGGGGTATATCGCCTTATCTGGCGCACTTGATCGAGTCCGCATCACCACAGTCAACGGCACAGACACATTTGATGCTGGAACAATCAACATTCTCTACGAGTAAACATCATGACACACAGAACAGTAGTTAATTGCGAAACAGGTGAAATCACTCAAGTTGAGTACACCGCTGAAGAACAAGCCATACATGATGCGGCTGTGGCTGCACAGCAAGCTCAAGAGCAGTTAGCGCCTACTGAGCCAACACCTGTAGTTGAGACACCAGCAGCATGAGCGATATTGAAAGAGATCACGCCGTTCACGTTGCGGTATGCAGTGAACGCTATGCGGCAATTGAGAAAGCCTTCACCGATGGCGACAAGCGCATGACGCGCATAGAGTACCTGCTCTACATTGCAATTGGCGCGGTGTTGCTCGGCCCAGGCTTTGCTGGCGAATTGATCAAGAAGATCTTGGGGCTGTAAATTGATCCACTCAGCATCCTCTTTGCCGCCAACGCCTGTGTCGCCGCGATAAAGCAAGGATGCAAACTCTACAAAGACGCCAAAACGTCTTTCATGGAGATCAAGAAAACTGTTGATGAGGTAGTCTCAGATGCAAAGCAAGTCAGAAGTTTTTGGCGAAAGCTCTTCGGAACAGCGCCCACCGCAAGCCCCAAGCCTGTGGCGTAAAAGGAATCGTATGTCGCCGTTGACGAAACCCAAGTCATGGCCGACATCGTCACCCAGCTTTCCCATTTCTTCAAGCTGCAAGAACAACTTGCCGAGCACATAAGGGAAGAGGAAGAGAAGAGCAAAAACGTCTACAACCCTGACGCCAACCTGATGGAAGCCGCGCTGAAGCGGGTCATGGCACAAGACCAGATGGCGTTGCTAGAGACTGAGATCAGAGAGGCAATGGTGTACGGTGCCCCCAAAGAGATGGGGGCCTTGTACAGCAAAGTGTTTGATATGCGGGATGTCATCAAGATAGAGCAGGACAAAGCAAGGAAGAAACGGGATGATGAATCATGGCAACGCAAGGAAGAGGAGCGGCTCCTAAGAGAAAGGCAGGCGTATCTGCTAGCGACTATCCTATTCCTCCTATATATGTGGTTGCTCCTCGGCCTCTTGTACAGGATTGGGAGATAGTTGTGGGGTGGATTGCAGCTTGTGTTCTTGTAGTATTGTTGCTGCCGCTGATTGGGATGCTGTACATGGATGTGCTGCAAACCAAAAAAGAAGCCCAGACGCAGATTGAGAAGATGGAAAAGTTACGCAGAGAAGTTGAAAAGGAAAAAAGAGATGATTCCAATAGTCGCATCCCTCCTAGGTAGCCTGGCTCAAAACGGGCTGACACTGCTGTCGTCTGCCATCCAAGCCAAGGGCAAGGAAGTGGTTGAGAACACGCTTGGCGTAAAGATCTCCGACAACCCAACGCCTGAAGACGTCAGCAATTTGCGCCAGCTTCAGTTTGAACATGAAGAGCGCCTGCTTGAATTGGGCATTGAGAAGGCCAAGATGGAACTGGCCGAGCTTGACCTGCTGGCCAAGGCCGCGCAAAACGACGCTGACAACATCACTGACCGTTGGCAAGCCGACATGAGCAGCGACTCTTGGTTATCCAAGAACATACGCCCCATGTCGCTCATAGCGATCTTTTTGGGGTACTTTCTGTTCGCCATGATGTCAGCCTACGGGTACAACGCAAACGAGTCCTACGTCACCCTGCTAGGCAACTGGGGTATGTTGATCATGGGTGCCTACTTTGGCGGGCGCACAATCGAAAAACTTGCTGATATGAGGAAGAAATGAGCTTAAACAAAGAACAAGCCGCATTCCTGTTGGACATGTGCAAACTGATCCAATACGCAACCGACCAAGGCTTCCTAGTCACTGGCGGCGAGTTGGCGCGCACACCCGAACAGCAGGCCATCTACTTCAAGACGGGCCGTTCCAAGACCATGAACAGCATTCACCTGAAACGCTGCGCCATTGATTTGAACTTCTTCAAAGACGGCAAGATCATCTGGGATAAGGCGGTTCTTGCCCCTCTCGGGGCGTATTGGGAAAGTCTGTACCCGAAGAATCGTTGGGGTGGGAACTTCTCCAATCTAGTGGACTGTCCACACTTTGAACGTGTGCCAAAAACATAGCGAAAAGGACTATCGTCCCCACGCCAATGATTGCGCCAATCACTAAGGCAAATACGGTTGCGATCATGTCTTCTCCTTGATGTCGTAGAACCAATCATCGCCTGCGCTCCACTTGCGTGTGCCGTCCACCGTCCACAGTCTTTGCGCTGCTTGGAAGTCAGGAAACTTTGTCTCCGCAGGTATCAGACTCTGGTCATACCACAGGCACCTGTTGTTGGGCTGACAAGCAAACTGGCCGCTGTCCAACTGAATCCAGTTGAAAGACTTGTGCTCCTCTGCCTGCTCGGTAAAGCCAGTGTCCAGCGTCACTTCATCCGCGCAAAAGTCCACAGTGAACAAATAGCGGCCAAAGTGCCACTGCTTGTCTTTACCCAAAAACTTCACGCCCAGGTTGCGTAGGCCAATCTTTTCAATGATGGTGAATCTGTAACCCATGCAGTCCCACAATTGCAGTGTGTCGATGGGCAGGTCACTGGCGTCTTCTTTCCACACATACGCGTGGATGGGCAGCTTGTCGTACAACGCGCCGTACGCTGGCAGCAATGACTCAATGCGAAACACCTGGCCACGTAACGCTTTGAGGCTCACCCAAATGGCTGGCTCCAACTCACCGTGGCCTTTGTGATCGTTGTACAAAAACTCGCGCTTTACAAAACACTTGATGGGCGGCAGCGATGCCACGATATAACTCATTTAATTAACTCCCTATATGCCTTAATGGCGTCTTTCAAATCGTTTTGCAAATGCTGGATCAGATCGTGCTGCTCTTGCATCTTGGCGTAGGCTTCAGCCGCAAACTTGGCCAAGTTCTCTTGGCTCCACAATTCAAAGTTTGGCATCTTTTTTCTCCTGCAATAATTTTCGCAACCACTTGGCACCACCAAGTTTTATCCATTGCTCGTACTCGCTTTGCGTCACGCGAACACCAATGGTCTTGCCGCTTTTGGTCAGTTCACTCTTTGGTCTTGGCATGGGTGCTGTTCTCCTGCTATTTTGGAGATAAAAATAAAATGACATTTGGTGCAACGCCAAACTAAACCATATTGAACAATGGCTTTGGGTCTAAAAAATGCTTTGATCTTTTCAAGCATATCAATACCTGTACTTGGGGGCACAAGACACGTCAGCGACGACGTCTGTTGTGTAGTTGTTGATCTTGCGCTTGGCAATGATCATCACAGCGCGAAGGCCAGAGCTTTCGCATTCCTGCACGGCCAAGATCACTTCGCTGCGGCTCATGGGTTGAATGTCCTTGTCCAAAGTCAACCTTTGTTCGGCGTTACCGCTAGCGCCATCCAACAGACTAGCGTTCCAAGACGATCCTGCGGCGCAGCCGGTTAGTAAAAGAAAAATAAAATACTTCATGGTCGTTTAGCCTCCTGTAAAAGTTCAATACGTTCGCGCGATGCCCTAAGCATGGTGTAGCGTTGGTGCAGGCGCTCCAACACCACCACACGCCTAGCATTTGCCCGCTCATGGGTCAGCATGTCCAAGACCTTTTGCTCGTCAAAAGTCTTGAGTTCATTATTTAGTTGTCGCCAGGTGAGTTGCAATTTTGTCCTCCAGTTTTTTAATTGTTTCCATGCTCTTGCTCAACTTACGCCAAGCGGCGTTGAAGTCGCGTTGGTATATCTTGTGAATAGACTTCTCAGCTTTTAGCTGGGTCTTCCATTTAAGTAATCTCATCTCAGTTCCTCCATAGCAATATCCGACACAGCGCGCTTGTCATGCAACGCGCCCCAAATTTTTTCATCCACAGTTTTGTTGGCCATCATCACGTACACCCACACAGCGTGTGCTTGGCCTGAGCGGTGCAGACGACCAATGGTTTGTTCGTATAACTCGAGACTCCACGGCAAGGACAGAAACACCATGTGGCAGCCCCCAAACTGAAGGTTGAGCCCGTGGCCTGCGGACTTGGGGTGGACTGCCAATAGACGAACTTTGCCATCGTTCCATCGCTCAATTGCGCGGTCGTCGTCCAAAGTGACAACGCTAAATCGACGCTTGAGTTCGGCAAGTTCTTCTTGGTACTGGTAAACGATGATGGTGTTGGCGTGTTGGTTTTCATCTAATAACTCCTCGAGTCGGTCAAATTTATGGCTGCTGAACCACACGGCAGTTTGCGTAGAATCAAACCTACTAGGTGTTTCGGAGGCAGTCCTACGTGTGTCGTATACGAAACCGCTGGCCATCTGTTGCAGTTTGCCCGTCACCACACCCGCATTGATCGCGGTGACGTCCAGCGCCTGAAAGTCTTTCTTCATCTTCTCGTAGGGCTCGCGGTCATTTAGATCGCACCGCACCTCGACCACGTGCATGGGCGGCAGCTTGTCTTTGTATTCGCCAGCTTCCAAGACGTAGGTTGCAGGCTTGATGCGCTCCATGACGCCCGCCAACGATCCAACGCGTGGTGCCCACTCACCAAAGTCTTTGTTGATCAGCACAAAATACTGCTGCATGAACGCGCCTTTGGAACGGCCAAGCAACGCCTGGTCAACGATCTTGCACTGGCCAAACACATCCTCTAAGCCGTTGCTGGTGAATGAGCCAGTCAAGCCCCAACGCACAGTCATAGGGTCGATGACCTTCATCAGCGCCTTGAAGCGTGTGCCTGATGGGTTCTTCAAACGAGTCAGTTCATCAAACACGATGGCGTCAAAGTCCAGCGCCTGCTCGGCCAACCATTGAATGTTGTCGTAGTTGCTGACCACGATCTGCGCCTTAGAACGCAGTGCTGCGGCGCGTTCCTTGGGTGTGCCCACCGCCACCGCCAACGGTACATCAGGTGCCCACTTGGGCTGCTCGATTGGCCACACGTCGGTACAGACGCGCTTGGGTGCCAGAACAAGGAACCGCTTGACCACGCCGTTGGCCAACATGTCTTGCATGGCCGTGAGTGTAATGGCTGTCTTGCCAGCGCCAACAGGTGCCAAGATCATGGCTCGGTCGCGCTCGTAGAGGAAGTCAGCCGCCTCGTCTTGGTAGGGTCTTAACTCCATTGAGCCGCCATCGCGTCAGCAATACCTTGAAAAGTTTTGTTGCGAATTTTTGCGCGCTCTTTAGGCTTTAATGACGCTGCATCCGCATACCATTTTGTCATTCGTTTGCCGCTTTTATATTCAATAAATTCACCTTTTCCCACTACATTAGTAGGTGTTAAATTAGGTAAATTTTTTAACCATAGACAAGTAGACTTGCTTGCTTCATGTCCAAATTGCCAAGGATGAATAACTTGATTTGGTTTACGCCAATTTGTACTCATTATTCCTATAGGATTTTCAATTGCAATCATAGGAATATTAGCGTTTGCCAAACACATAAAAAATTCAATAGCGTCTTTTCTATCTTGTTGTCGTGTTGGAAATCTATCTTTATATTCGTCTTTCATCCATTTATTTCCTGTAACTGTTAGATAAGTGCATGGGGGATGAGCAATCATTAAATCCCATCCTTTGTCTAATATGTCCAACACCGATCCTTGGTAATGGTTACCAGGCACATCTGTAGGTTCTAAGTCACAAGACCATGCGTCATGCCCGCGTTTAGCAAACGCTTCTCTGACAGTCCCCGAAAATTCACACGCCACTAACACTTTTAATCCACTCATCGATTTGCTCCAATGTCCATAAACATGCGTAGTTTTGATTCAGCAGCGTCATGTCCGACATGAACATCTTCTGCAACGCTGACAGCCTGCCGCCCTTGGTCTTCAACTCCACAAACCATGTACTGCCGTCAGGCAGACACGCGATCCTGTCAGCGACGCCTTTGCGCCCAGGTGAGGTGAACTTGTACGTCTTACCGCCAATGCGCTCGACCGCCCATACGAAATGATTTTCGACTATTTTTTCTTTCATGTCAAAAAGTTTAGCACAGTTTTATTTTCTGTGCTATAGTTCAGTCTCAATCAACTAAAGGAGAGTTCAGTGGATCACAGTAAGATAGTCGGCGGATCAACCGCCAAGCGCGTTATGAACTGCCCAGGCAGTGTGGCCTTGGTGCAAAAGATGCCACCCCAGCCCAGCAACAAGTACGCCGACGAAGGTACGCTGTTGCACAACGTCATCGCTGAAATTGTGATGACCGACAAACACCCCGAAGAGTTCTTGCACACCAAGTACAACGACCAAGTGCTGACGCTTGACTTGATCGACAACAAACTGGTGCCTGCGCTTGCTGCGCTGGACGTGATTGACCCCAACAAGGAGATGGAAATTGAAGCTGAAACACGCGTTGGCTTTGGCGACTTACTACCTGATGTGTTTGGCAGCACTGACCTTATCGGTCGTATTGGCAAACGCGCTGTTGTTCTTGATTGGAAGTTCGGCGATGGCGTGGCTGTAGAAGTCGAAGAGAATCCTCAACTGATGTTTTACGCCGCTGCGGCCATGCGTACCGAAGCGACCAAGTGGGCGTTTGAAGATGTTGAAGAAATTGAAATGGTGATCGTGCAACCGCCAGCAGTCAAGCGTTGGGTGACTACACCTGCTCGCATTGCCCAGTTTGAAAAGGACTTGGTCAAAGCAGTCAAGCTAGCCCAGCAACCCAACGCTGAACTCAAAGTCGGTGACCACTGCCGTTGGTGCGCGGCCAAGCCCATCTGCCCACAGATGACTGGCGCTGTAGACCGTGCGTTGAAGACGCAGATTGAAGCTATTGATGTGCAGACGCTTGGCGCATACTTGGCCAACGCCGACATATTGGAAGACTGGATCAAAGACCTTCGTGCGTTGGCGCACCAAATCCTTGACAGTGGCGCGTCAGTCCCAGGATATAAACTGGTGGCCAAGCGTGGCACACGTCAGTGGGTGGATGAGGCCAAGGCCGAACAGGCGTTGATCAAGTTAAATGTCGTCCCCTACAAAGAACCTGAGTTGGTTTCTCCAGCGCAAGCGGAGAAGGAACTCAAAAAGAGCAAGTTGACATTGCCCGACGATCTTGTCGTGTCAGTGTCTTCAGGCACAACATTGGCAAGCGTGGATGACCCGCGCCCAGCAGTGTTGCAAATAAGCTCTCACTTGCGTGGAGCTTTTTCTAAACTTCAATAAGGAAAATCATGTCCAATTTAGTAGCGTTCTCTCAAGCTGGCTTGCCAGCAGTTTCCACCCTGTCAACCGCGCTGCGGTCAATCCAAGCAGACGTCGGCCCCGCCGGTACAGTCATCCTGAAAATGGACAAGACTGGCCATTGGGTCTTCGGTGCCGATCAGACCGAAGTCGAAGACGACAGCAAGTGGGCAATCAACCCCTTCTCTTTTGTCCACGGCTTTATTGCTTGGGGTGATGGTGAGGTGTTGGCCGAGAAGATGACCAGCGTCAGCCAGCCGTTGCCTGAACTCGACGAAGCGCCCCCAGGTGCTAAGAAGGGTTGGGAAACTCAGGTCGGTCTGTCTTTGAAGTGCATCAGCGGTGAAGACAAGGGTATGGAAGCGCGTTACACCACGACCTCGGTCGGCGGTAAGAAAGCGGTTCAAGCCATTGCAGTCGCCTTGGCCGAGCAGGTCGAAAAAGATCAAACTAAGCCTGTGGCTGTTGTGAGCTTGAAAAAGGATCACTACGCCCACAAGAGCTACGGCAAGATCTATACGCCTGTTTTTGCTGTGACCGAGTGGATCAGCATGGACGGCGAAGCCGAACCCGCTGCTGAGGAAGCGCCCGCCCCAGCGCCAGCAGGTCGTCGTCGGAGGTCAGCATGAAGATTGAACTTGACGTGCAAGAAATCAACGCTGTAATGGCGTTGCTCGCTTCGCTGATGGACAAGATCCGTATGCAAGCCCAAGCGCAGATGCCCGCGCCACCGCAAGAGTAATCTTCCTGATGCCGCGTGACAGGCGGCATTGGAAAGGAGACACGAA